CCAACTTGGAATGATCCAGTAACCTCATCCGCATCAACAGTAATAGTGGTTGATGTTGCGGCTGTTACCGGTGCAATAGTTGCAGTATAGTCAGTGTATACTTCTACGTCAGGATAAAAGTTTTCTTGTCCTGCAACAGTTGACAGTGCATCTGTAGTTCTAGTATCGATAAAGTCGATAGCATTTTTACCTACCGCACCTGAATCAAATAATTTCAAGTTTGGATAAAATTCAATGATTGGTCTTTTTGCTTTCGCTTCCGCAGTAGCGTAAACTGTAGCGATTTCAGGGTTATCATTATAACTTGCAGTTGCATTGATAACGTCTACGTGGAACCATCTATTGCTTCTTGACCAAGCATTTTTGCTGATTGCGTTTCTAGCAATAGTGATGTAATCAGGTTCTACTGGAATGAATAAATTAGAATCATAATTACCAATATCATATGCAGTTGTATCCCATGGGATAAACTCACTCTGTGTAAATCCTTCAGGACATACTAGAGCATTTACCGGAATCAATTCGATAGCAGTACCTACGCCTTCAACATAATACTGGCCTTCTAAATAACTTGAAGGGATTACGTCTCCGTCAAATTGTACTTTCAACCCGTTTGTAAATGTAACCCCATTAGATGAAGTAAAGTTCTTTTTACCAAGAATATCTTCATCAACGTTTAATGTGTTAGTTAGATTACTTTCGATTAATCTTATCAATCCTACTTTATTAGCAGTTGTTCCATCTTGATAATATAGAATATCTAATGGTGCAGTAACAGGAGGAATGATTGTGATGATACCTGCAATGTTTCTGTAGAAATTTCTAGCGATCCATTGAGTACCAAATCTTGCAGTAATCTTTTGTTCGATTGGAATTGATCCATCTGGGATCAATCTGATAACTGGATCGTCTGGGTTACCTACATACTCTACACGATAGAAGTTTTCATTTACAGTTGTGTAGAATCCTTCTTCGTATAGACCTTGATTGATGTTCACAGTCATTGTTCCTGAAGCAGGAATCAATGTCAAGGGTAATGTTGCATCTAAGGTAGATGCGATAGTAAATGTTGTTGGAGAAGTAACACTATGAACGTAATAAACTTGTCCACCAATAACACCACCAAACACTGGATTATCAAATGTAACTGTTTGACCCACAACTAAGTCTGAAGTTGTGCCTGATGCTAATGTAAAATCTGTAGTGGTGCAACCACTGACAGTCAATGTCAATGGTGATACTAACAAATCGCTGTTTACATCATATGGTGTTTCGCCAAAGAATGTTGAAATGTAGCCCACTTCGTTGAGTAGTCCTGTATTATAGAACATAATACGGAGACCGTTGAGTGCAGAAATACCATCAATGCTTCCTAGATCAGCAAGTCTTACGCCGTTTACTTCTGCGAATGTTTTTGTGCTTACTACATCAACTAAATTGTTTCCTGGAAAATTCAAATCTTCCTGCGCATTCTTTGCAGGAACTGTAAATGTGATTACGCCCTGAGTAGCACCGTTATTAGTTACACCAAATACATCTCTAGTAGGGATGTTAGGTTGTGTTGGACTGAAACCAGATGTACCTGGTTCAGTCTGAATCCAAAACTGTGAAGGCTGATTGACAATAAATCTGTACGTACCACCTCTTAGTAGAGTAAGAGTAGGATTGATTGAACCTGCACCTGCGCCCAATTCTCTAATGTTATACCCATTAGTTAAATCAGTGACAACATAATCGTTAGTAGAGAATACTGTGCTTGATCCTACTGTAACAGCAGGTGGACCTTCGGGTAACCAGTAGTACTGGTTGAAGTTGATAATCTTATCGAGGTTAGTAAATGAATCCCAAGAGTAAAACTGGCTTTCAAACAATCTACTATTGTTGTTAGTCAGACCGCCTTCTAACTTTAATGCATCAATGATGCCAGGGTAAGAAATGAAGTCCTGAGCCTTAGGTGAATTCTTCTTTAGGAATACTACACCCGGATCTAACTGATAATCTCTTCTCGTCTTAGTTGGTTCGGTTACGTAATAATCTTTTGCGTTAACACCATAACCCAACTTGCTACCAACGTAGCCCTGAATGCGTGTAGTATTCGGTGGATTGACCAATTGGTCAAGGGTCGCTGCCAAAAACTCAGCATTTGTAGGAGTTTGAAAAATCTCCGGAAGAAAATTTAGTGTTCTTACTCTTGTGTTAGCCATTTTATATACTTATCTTATTTGTAATTCGGCGGGAGTTAGAGCCGGTACGACCAAAACGTCATCTGCTGTTGCTGCGTTTACGAAAATTTCATAAGGCATACACTTGATTTCATACAAATCTCCAAATGGTTTAGTAGGATTGTTTGAAACTAATACAGCAGAACTAATCAATTCTCCGCATTCTGCATGTAAGTATGCACTTAATTCTGAGAAGAAAAATGTGTCGCCGAAGTTCCAATTGTTAATATTAAAATATGAGTTCATTGCTTGCAATACTGCACTACGAATTTCACTATCACTTGCATTGGTATTGCTTGATTTAATCACTTTAATAGTACCTCTGAGTGCAGGATCCGCTTTAGGCCCAAACAAAGGTTTGAACACTACACTATTTAAGATTACTGCATCCGAGATCATTTTAAAGTTCTGTACTTGACCGTATTCTTGATTCAACTCAGCAATTGTAGGACGATCAGGTTCTACAATTGTATTCGTAGTATCAACGATCCAATTTTGATATGCGGTGTAGTATGCTTGAGTTACTACGTACAAGTCAATGATGTTTGTAGTTACAGGATCGATACGTGTGGTATTATTTGAATTATGTCTGTATTGGAACGATAATCCTTGTCTACCTGACTTCACTGAGTACTGTGGTTGAGGAGTGATAATGTATAACGGTGTAGTAACAGTTTGATCTTGTACTGACTTATAGAATACATTTTCACTAAATGCATAAAATAGTTGTCCTAATGGATAATCGTATTTTACTACTTCAATTTGTGTCTTTGTTGCATATTGGTAAACTACATCAGTTGACGGAACGATATATTGTCTAGTCAAATTGATTGCATCTTGTACCGTTTCAAAGAATACGTATACACCAATATTTGCACCATTGTTGACATATCCAGTTACTTCATTAAAGAAGTCTGGATTTAGAATCAATTGACGATTGTTTACATCTGTTGCTGCAACCTCTACTTGGAAGTCGTTTACATAACCGTCGCTTTCTACTGTCTGACCCAAGATATTAACTTTGGTATCTCTACCCAATGCACTACTGGAATCAAATTGAGTATTGATTCCCAACACATTAACAAAGTCTTGAATGATCTTTCCTGAGAATGGATCATATACTAGTTCATCTTTAGAATATGTAAATCTAGTATCAGCCACGCTACCAAAATAATATGTAAGAGACTTTACAGTAATAGTATATCTATTACCACCTAGACTTGTAAACTTAACAAAGTAATCAGGATCGGTAAATGATTCAATTGACCAACGTTCTTGATTTACCATTAATGAATTGTTGAATACAAGAGTGAAGTCTTGTTGTAATTCCATTCTAACAATACATTCTTGAATGATATTAGTTGATAGCGAGTTATCAAATACTGGAATGACTTCGGTTAAAACTACATTATTAGGAACATATCCATTTAATTTAATAGGACCTGATCCATTAGCAAATGCGCCTTCACCGTTATTAGAACCATCACCGATTACGTTTAGAACAGTTGACCAAATAAATGTAGGATCGCTAGGACCGGGGATACCTGCAACTAATCTGTTGTTAGCATCAAAATAGTATCCGGTAGGTGCGACAAACTTTAAGATAGCACCGGTTGTAACATACTTCAGATTAGTGCTTGAGAATGTTCCAACTGATATCGGAGTTTCTAAACTACCGGATAGATTATAAAAGTATCCTGTTTCTGCGCTAGAATCTACAGAACTTGTTCTCCAGTATGTAGGAGTTGGAGTTGTTGGAATACTGTAGCGTGGATAGTTTTGAATATAATACTGGGTTGCTCTGTTTTGTGCTAAAACAGAAGCCAATGTATCTGTAAAGAATGCAATAATATCACTGGTATTATTAATTGTCAAAGACAAAAAGCCGTCAGTCTCATCTTGATATAATGCACCGTCGCTACCAAATGAGTTTGTACTGCTATACTTACCAGTTGGATCAAGTAAATCTAAGTTCTTTGATACACCAATAGATGATCTATTGATCGCTTTAGACTTGATAATAGAACTGTATAAAGTATATGGGAAATTGCTGTAGTCCTCACCATTTACCATACGATTTTGTGTATAGTAACGTGTAGGAGCACGTTGCTTGATATTGGCTAATGATTCACGTGCTTGCGCCGTTGAAACTGTCAATGGAAGTTCTAATCCAACTGTCAATGTTTCTGCACGACCTTTACGGCTGATGTAAGTGAATGAGACTGAAATCCCTCTCATTTCGCTTGGTTCGATAGTATAAGTTAGTGCGTTGCCTGCACGAACATATGCACGGAAATTGCCAACTGGAATCTCACTGAATACTCCGTCACCGAACACGTAAGTTACCTGATCATTAAAGCGTGATGATACTGAGAAAATCTTCTTGGCTGATGATTCACGCTGTAGGTATGCATCGGCGTAGATGTTGTCTACTTGCTTCCAAATTGTTCTTGTGTTATCATTGTTTAGTTGATATAACCACGTATCGGTGTTGTTGATACCTTGAATGTTGACATCAACGTTCTGATTAGAAATCTGTTGCTGTAGTGTGAAGTCAAAGTTCTGTAAAGAACCTTGCTTGAAATAGAAAAAGAATCCAGTCTCAGGACTTCCGAAACCTAACTTGTCATTTCTATAAAGCATATTGAAACGACCACTAGGAGCAGGAGGAACTTCGTATACATAGTCCTCATCTAATGTAGTAGCACTGACTAGTTCAAAATTCATAGTTTGACCATCAATTGTAGAGTTAAACGGAATGATGGGCAAGTTGTTTGCTGGAATCTGAAGTGTATACTCGCTGGTAGTAACTCCCAGAATATCTGAAATGTTTCCGGGCTTACCGATTCGCTGAGTATTAACTAAAGCAGCATTGATGATAGTGTTAAATTGCTCTAACCAGTTTGGGTTAGCAGGGTCGTTCCATAGAATAGGAATGTTGCTTAGATTCAATCCATTGATATCAGTGATGTTCTGAGTGGTTTGAATACTAGTTACTTTTAGATAACCCTGTCCAGCAATATTTCTTTTGGGAGTGTAAGAGACAAGTTCAGCAAGTTTAATTACTGAGTCACGGCGTTCAGCAGTATCAATGAAGTTTTCACGTGCGTTTAAGTCATTGCGGAATGCAAGACCTTGACCCATGAATGCGATAACATCCAATAGGGCAATAAATTCTGAAGATTCAACGTAGTCATTGAAAGTTTCAGGATAATAAAGTCGCAAGTAATCGATGAAACTTTTACGTAAAGTTTCATAATCGTAACTGCGAAAATCGGCTTCACGGAAGGTCTGGTAGATAGTCTTCCAGTCGTTTGGGCCGAATAATGCTGATTGTCTTGAACTGGTTGCCATAGTTAGTCTCTTTTGATATATTTATCATTATCAAAAAAGCGGGTTTTTAGTTTAGACTATGGTAGCAGTATTATTTGCTCTATTGAAGAATACGCTTAGTGTTGCTGGATTATTGAAGGGTACAACGGCTAATTGAATCTCAACTAGGATACCATTTTCACCCGGAAATGCTTTTACAAAGTTCAGATTAATTCTGGGATCCAGACTTGCTACTCGTCTAATCTCATTTTCTAACTGAAACTGTACATCTGAGGTGTTAGGTTCGAAAATAAAGTTCCAAACTTTAGTACCATATCCGGGCTGACCTACTTTTTGTCCAATCGGAATATTCAATGCATTGATAAAATCTTGAACAACAAGTTGTGCATCTAGAATTCTGAACTTTTTACCCCAGATAATTCCCTTTGTGATTCCACCTGGACCACCATCTATGCCACCGGTATTTAACCCAACTTCATTACTAGTTTTGGGTTTACATGCATTGATTGTGCTGAATCCGATATACTGAGCCATAACGTATTTATCCTTTTTTATCCGCCGGGTATAGTGTTTCCACCAATCAACCCTGCAATAGAATTATTGATAGATTGTAGATTTGAAGAAGCGTTGGCTTGTAAATTGACTAATGACGAGGCCGTTGCTACCGTTTTATTTACTGAGTTTAGTGTTGACGTAATTGAACTGTCTGATAGAATAGAATTGGCAGCACCTGACACAGTCGAAACTGCGCTGCTAACTGTATTTGTTAACGAACCTATGGTACCTGAAACAGAATTTAGTGCGCCGGAAATGCCACTCGGGTCAACAGCCAGTGAAGTTACATTGTCTATCAACCCTTCGATTGAAGAACCTCCTCCTTCAGTAGCGGGACCTACCGGACTTGCT